TACTGTCAATCCTAAGTAACGGTAACGATTTGCGGTGCTATTAGATATTTCAATTGTCGTATCGGCACTTGTCCCAGCCCATTCAACGGCACTCCCAATATTAGTGTAAGAACTTTCTAAAAATTTCTTTCCTTTCAATTGGACGGTTACGCCGGGGACGTCTATGCTATCAAGAACTACCAAAACATCCTGTGTTGTTGGTTGGTGCTTATTTACAGTCAGTACATAAGTTGCTGAACTTGTGCCACTCACAGTGTCGGCATCCGTTAACGTCCAGTCAATGAACGTATTTTCTAAATCGAGCTTATCTGTACCACCTTGTGCTACTGCGAAAAAGCCGATTGCTACTAAAAATAATATTGATATTAATTTTTTCATCACTTTTGTATTTTAAAGGGGGCTGTTAACCCCCTGTTAATTATGCTGATGCTGATTCAATTGCTTCAATAGCTGCTTTAATATCACTTACATAAATAAGTGCTGTTTTGTCGGGTCCTTCTACAACAAGCTGGTTACGCATAAACATGATTACACGATATACATCGTCTTGCATGTCAGTTCCAACTACTTGTGTGAACTTAACTTCGGGGTTACGCTTCCACCACAATTGAATCTTAGAAGTATCAGCCGCAAGCATTGTATTAGCTGTTACCTTAGAGGTTGTGGTAATTGGCAAACCTGCGATAGTGTAATTACCGTTCACGTCCTTAATAAAGATACGGCTTCCGTCCTTATCTTTAGCTGTACGCAATTTAAAGAAGTCCAGAGGATTCATCCAAATGCGATTGATGCCGTTTTGTTCGGCTTGGCGTGCTTGTAAAAGAACACTATCCACCAAATCTCCTATATTGGCATTTGCCACAGTTCCGGCGCTGCCTGATGTGGCTGCATCGAAGGCGGTTGCATGTCCTTGGATTCCGTAAATGTGTTGAGGGTTCACGCCGTCCGAACCGTCACCATCGTACACCTCACCATCAAGCCAAAGCATATATTTCTCCTGCATCTTCATGCGGAAAGCCGAAGCGATGTAGCTTGCATCTTCAAGCATTTCGGCGGTGAGTAACAATTTAGCCGATATTTTCGACATTTTCCGGGTTTTCTCGGTTGCTGTTCCGGCATCGCCTGTAACTTGTCCTGTTCCCTCGGATACATAACCCACATTAGATGTGTAAGTTCCTTCCATCCAAAGGATCTCGTTTTGATTTTGCCCCAATGTGCCGGTGTTTAAATATGGCAAGAAAGCGAGTGCTCTTTCTGGATCAAACTTAACAGCCAGATTTTGGCGGGTCATGTTTACTGTTCCGGTAATGTCGCCCGTGTCGGCTTTAATCTCGAAGGTGTTACCATCTCGAAACCCTGATTTTTTGGCGGCCTTAAATTCTGGCGATGCCATCAAGTTTTTCAATCCTTCTTCTAAGGTTTTTGCCTCTTTACTTTCCGGGGCAAATGCTTTTTGTGCTTTTTGCAATTCAATATCAAGCTCGTTTAATTGGCTTTTCAACTCTTCAACTTGTTTTGATGTATCTTGCTTTTCGATTAAGCTTTTCAGCTCATCGACTGCTTCTTTACCTGCATAACCTTCCAATATGCTTTTTACTTCTTTTTGCATATCTTCTGTTAACTCGCCTAATGCTTTCTGCAAGCTTTCGGCGGCTTCTTTTTCTAATCCTTTAATTTCAAATTCCATTCTAATTTAATTTAAATGGTTTAACAATAATCTTTTCGCTTTTTTCTTTCGGCGGATCATTGTGGCGTGTTTCAGCCTGAACGGAAAGAACTATTGATTTTAATTTATCAATTTCGTATTTAATATTTTCGTTTCTCACAATAGCAATAAGTCGGTCAAATTCAGATTTGATGTAATCTTTTTGCTGTTCTGATTTCATGCCTTCCACCCGCGCAAGTGGATTGGCTGCTATCGTTACAAGTGATATTTCAAACAGCATAATCTTAGTTAGTGCATTAACTTCAATCTCACCTATAATTTCTTTTTCAGATGACATTGTCCGGTAGCCTATTGACATTTCTTGTAATATTCCTTCTTTTACTTTTGTCTGTATATCTTTTTCCGCTGCACTCAACTTGACCTCAATATAAAGCCCTTTGTCATCTTCGGATAACGATATGATTTTACCAATGGGATTCCAGATATCATGCTGGTAACAGAAAGCTATACGACCTTTGCGCTGTTCAATCGTTTCAGTAAATGCACCTCTTTTGATTACATCACCGTAACTATCGACATTATCAAAGAATGCACCGTAACCTTTTATAATCATACCCCCGTCATCGGCGGCTTTCGTTTCGGCTATCTTAAAATCCTTGTACTTCAATTGTTCACTCATAACGATTTCATTTTATGCCAAATTTAAGCGTTATTTATAATAATTCCAAATTATATTTAGATTCGTTCTGAATAAGATGTTTAGATATAAAAAAAGGCAGTCGGTTAAGGCTGCCTAAAAAAAGGGATAAAAAACAACGGGGCTAAACTCTTTCGTGCAAAATGGAGCATCGGCAATTGATTATTTCTTCTGGCCTCCCTGAACTATCGCCGGGATATAATAATCCGTTCGGAAAGGTCTCCCCTTTCTTAAGTCCGTTTACACTATCACTGTATTGCTCTGCTTCTATATGGCTTTCCCTTACTCCCTCCAGTCCAGATGTACTCCAAAATTTCCGGGTTTCATATCCTGATGAATCAGCTGCCACGGTTGCAGCGTAATTGCTTGCCCCTATCATTTCGGTTTGTGCTATTGCCCGGGCACGAGCATAGGCGTTACCACGTAGATTGTTTCCTAAATCCTGTACTATTTTTCTTTTAAGTTTGTCAACACCATACCCCTCTGTCTCAGCTTCAAGTAATAAGCTGGTAATGACCTTTTGAAAATCGTTTTTTGTTGTGTTTATTATTGATGTGATTTTTACGCCCCCCTCAGTAGATATAAATTCCATCAATTTACGCTCGAACATTGAAATAAACATGTCGTCTTCGTCTGCCTTTTCGTCTGCGATGTGTTTTTTTGCAAGTAAGGCTATCGGGGCAAACATTATATAAAACTGCTCCATTGTACGCTGTATTCGTTTGCCGTCCACTTTCTCCGCCATATCCTCCCATTGTGATGGGGCGTTCATTAGTAATTCATCAATCATAGATTTGTACACGTCACGGAACATTGCCTTGAACATTCGCAACCCTTTGCGCTCTAATTTATTGCGCTCACGGTTAAATCTTATTTCAAATTTGCGTGTTGATGGTTTCATTCAGTTAACCAATTTATAAATTTCTCAATATTAAACGAATCGAACAAAGCCACATAATCATATACGGCTGCTTTGAATGATTCATTTGTCATGCCTAATTGCGTTATTTGTTCGACATTTGTCATAAAAACAAATGTATTTAAAAAACAAACGAAATACAATAGATATCAGTAATTTAGAATCAGTCTAAATAATCCCGAAAATCTTTCTTTTCGTCTTCGTCTTGTGTGTAATCCAGATCGGATAAAAACATATCTTGAGTTGATAGTATAGGCTCATCCATCAAAGCATTATCAATTTTTTTCGCACCGGTATGCTTTCTAATCTCGTTAAGTGAGTACCCAGCTTTTCGCATCCACTCAACCCTGGTTTTCATTTCGTCTTGTAACTCCTCGATTTGTGAATAGTCAAAACCCCAGAATAAACCTTCATTGGCGTATGGCTCATAGTTGTTAATAGTGCATTCATTGAGTGCGTTGGCTACCTCTTTAAGATTTGGCATAATACAGTCAGTCCATGCCGCTTTTCTGGCAGTTGCTATGTTGTTGTAGGTTGGGTTTTCGATTCCGAATAATGCCGGAGGTAAATGCCAAACATTACATAACACCTTCCGTCCGTCTTTGCTGCTCTCTAAAATGTTGAGATCGGCGGCACTTTCACCCAGTTTTATGATGCCGTATTTCTCTGGCAAAACAGAGCCTAATCCTTTTTTACTTTGGCTGCTTGCTTTCTTTAATGCCCCCTCTGCTTCTTTGATTTGCTGGGGCGACATTCGTGTGCCTTCTTGCTTGTTACCTTCTCGATATAATAGGTAAGGCGGCGATTGATTTTCAAATTGCTTTAATTGCGTTAGTTCTGATTCGTTTTGTTTACTTACAATCCTTGCAGCCGCACGAAGTGGCGACATGCCGTAAAGGCTGCGATCCCTTACATAATTCGGGTTAAACATTTTAGAATGATAGACTTCAGTTAAATCGAATTTACTGTTAGTCCCTTCAATTTTATAACCAGATACAGGGTTAAGCCAGTCACCCTCCAATATCTCAACCTCATTAACAGGCATAGGGTGTAATTCATAGCATTTGCCTTTGTCTGTACCTGTCTTAATTGTTGGTCTATAAATAAACATATTACCCAACAATAAACGATAAATAATGAACTGAGAAATAAATTCATCGGTATTAAGGTTCTTGTTTACTTTTCGGGCAAACTTCAATAATTCATGGTCTTGTACTACCTCTTTTTCTCCGTCTGGTAATCGCTTGTAAAGGGTTAACGGTGCTTGCTTTCGCATTGCATCCACTCGCCCGACAATACTGTAAACATCTACATTGGTATTATACCCGTTTTCGATATATGAATCAAAGTTCTGATCCATGATGTTAGCCGTGCCTTTGGAAATCCAATATTCAAATATTGCCCGGTTAATCTTTTTCGTAAAAGATATATTTTTTAAAAAATCAAGAATGGCCATTCTGTTATATTTTTTTCAAATTTAAACGTTATTTAGATTAATTCCAAATTAATCGGCATTAAGGATGTATTGACCGCTATAATCATTATCTCCTAAAGAGTAAGCATAGCGGATTGCATCAATGCTGTGATTCATCCAATCTTTAGGCTGGTTTATGATCTTACCCTCCTTGTCCTCTTTCCATTGATAGTATTTATTTTCTTTGATTATGTTTAGCGAACGCTGTGTAACAAGTATTTTATTTCTTTTCAAATAGTCAATTCCCGCCATTATTGAACCCGGCTTTTTGTCGGCCGGGATCGCATAAATTCCGAATTTATTCAACTCCGCTATACTTTTGGGCTCTGCACTATCACAAATTACAGGCTCATCCACATACCCCGAATCAAATAAATAGCTTGCTATTTCATCATTTGTTAATCCAGTCCGGTATAAAATTTCATCTAAATAAATCCTGTCTTTTTTTCTTATTGTCTTAACAATTGCTGTCGGGTCGTTTGAAAAACCGAAGTCCAGCCCGTACCATGCCCCGTCAATTTCTGGGAATTTGTCGATAACTTCCCACGGTTGGAAAATACGTCCCTCCGATATTGATCCCCACTCTCCTAATGCGTATATTTTGTAGTAATTTTTATCTATGAATTTATAACTTTCAAGCTCTGCTTTGTAGTCATCATCAATAAATCTATTATCCTTATAGGTAGTTTTTATTATGGTTGTTTTTTCTTTAATTGCTTTGTTGTCAAAGAAGTGATGTTTTATCCAGTGATCTTCATCAATGGGGTTGAACGTTAGTGTCATTTGTAAATTGTCTGCACCCCTCAATCTTAGGTTTAATTGGTTAAAATCTTTTTGCGATAATTCGGATGCTTCTTCAATCCATATGCGTGTTACCCCTGCAATGGACTTGATTTTTTCCGGGTCATCCATCCCTTTAAATAATATAATACTTCCGTTTTTAAACTCGATAAATTGAGTTGCTTTATTTTCCTTATAATATTCAGATAGTCCCCAATCATTTAATATTGACACAAATAGAGAAATTACAGAATCCTTTAAGGTAGTTCCAACTTTACGAATAACAAGTATTTTCTCTTTTTTTTGTAAAGCCCGGATTATTTCGTGTTGGGTTTGGGTGTAAGACTTAGAAGAACCTGCACCACCATAATTGACAACAAAACGACTTGATGCACGTTGTAGGTTTTTCATCAAGTCGTTAAATAATTTATCCTTATGTTTATCAAAATCAATCATCCCATTTTGGTGGCTTTACTTCTATGTTGTGATTAATGTTGGTGTTTTCGTTTATTGTTTTATCGATATAACCCTCTGTGCTCCCAATCGTTTTTAAGAAAAATTCAATTGCTGCTCTGTCAGGTTTTTCTATCCAGCCTATTATGTTCCCTTCGTCGTCTTGAACTGGTATTCCTTTTCTTAATAACCTGTGTGCAGCCTCGGCTTCTTTTATTAAGTCTGATTTAAAATAAGCATATTTCTGAATAAAAACAGGGTCTTTTTTTAACCAATCATAGACAGTTCCTCTTTCGAGTGAGTGTGTTGTTAGCTTGTTAAACTCAATAACACTGTTCTTTATATCAAAATCCTTTTGATATAAGATGTTTAACAATATTTCCTTATCTTTATCGGTGTACATTAAAAAAGACTTTTTTGTGTGTTATTTTTATCGTCTCTAACATCATTTACAAAGTTAGTAAAAAAATAGTAATCATCAACATCTTTTGTTATTTCTAAATTTTCATATCTTGGATTGTTTGATAAGTTAAAACTTCCAATATAATTAATACACTCTCCTGTTTTTAATTTAAAGCATTGAAATTTTGAGTGATTTTCTGTAAACACAAAATTTACATTTTTAAGCATTTTAAAAGCTCCGGACTGAAATGTCCATTTATATGAGTGAGTAATATCCAGCAATACGGTTATTTTTGCTCCTGTATCTTGCAATTCTTTCAAAGCCAAAAGCCCAGCGTTGGTAATTGCCCATGTTGATACATAACATTCAACTATTTCACCTTGTAACATTGTTGCATTTATTAATGATGGTGAGTCTATTTTATTAGATAATATTCTAATCCCTTCGCCAGTTTTTATCATATTTACCCATTCAGTAATAGTTTTGATATCATTTGATACTTTCCTGAATGTTTTTGCTTTTTTCTTAACAAGTTTATATTCTAATTTTCTTTGATTATCTTTTACAGAATAGTTTGGCTTAAATGATTTTTTCAAGTCGTTTATTTCTTGTTTCTTTTTTTCAATAATATCAAAATTATTCATATCTATTTTTTTACAGATTTTCATGATTTTTAAAAACAAAGAGCCTTACAAATGTAAGGCTTATTGGTTTACAGGCTCATCGGTTTCCATAGTTGAAGCCCAACTACTCCAACCATTTTTTTTAATGCTTTTT